TGAGAAAGAGGAGAGAAAAACAATGACTCTTGCTGAAGTTCGTGCGCTTCCTGCTTATGCTGAAGCATACAAAAAGTATATCCTGACTGATGATCCTGCCGAGTGCCGCGCAGTTATTACCGAGAATGCTCCTGACACCGTTACCGGTTCCGGGCCTGTTCCTGTGCCTGTTATCGTTGATCAGTTCGTACAGACTGCATGGGAGCGTGACGGTATCATGTCCCGTGTCCGTCGCACCTTCGTGCGTGGCAACCTGCGTGTCACCTTTGAGAAAGCCGCTGATCCGGCTGCTGTCCATGAAGAGGGAACCGAACACCCGGCTGAAGAGACTCTGGAGCTTGGTACTGTTGAGCTGATTCCGAAGAACATCAAAAAGTGGATCACGCTCACTGATGAGGCTCTTGCCATGGGTGGTGAAGAGTTCCTGCGCTATATCTATGATGAAATCACCTATCAGATCGTTAGAAAGGCTGCGGCTCTTGGCATTGCCGATATCGTGAATGCTCCTGCTGCTCACGGCGCTCATGCAATCGGTATTCCTGTTGTGAGTGCTGCGCCTTCCGTGACTGCGATCCCTGCCGCAGCTGCAAATCTGAGCGATGAGGCAACGAACATTGTTGTTGTCATGAATCGTCTGACTGAGGCTGCTTTTCTTGCCGCCCAGGTTGCAGGAAACTTCAATGTAGATCCGTATGCCGGACTTCCCAGAGTTTACACATCTGCTCTGCCTGCTTACTCCGCTGCCTCTTCCGGTCAGACCTACGCCATCATCGGCGATCTGCGTGGCCTTCAGTTCAACTTCCCTGAGGGTGACGGCATTGTCCTTAAGTATGACGATCTGAGCCTTGCTGAAGAAGATCTGGTAAAGATCGTCGGTCGGCAGTATGCCGCTCACGGTGTGACCGCTCCCGGTCGTTTCGTGAAACTGGCAAAGGCTTAATAAGTTATGCTGGTTCGTCTTCTGAGAGACGCAAGAATTAATCACAGGGCTGGGGATATCGTTGAGGTATCTCCAGCTCAGCTTAATTTCTTGCTGTCCACAAACAGCGCAGAGCTTTATGAGCAGGCAACAGCTGATCCTGTCGGCGAAGTGCCAGAAAAGCCGAAGCGGACAAGAAAGAAAGGATAAATGGTATGTGCGGCGGCATTGTAGTAGATAAAAAGCTGATTCAAATGGCAAAGATGGCAAAGCGCATCACAACCGATGCGTATGATGCACAGATTGAGTTCTTGCTAAATGCCGCAATGCTTGACATGGGTGTAGCCGGTGTAGAAACCGGTGGTTTTGCGGATAATATCGTCAGACAGGCGGCAATCACTTATTTTCTGATGAACTTCGGTGAGCCGGAAAATTATGATAAGCTGAAAAAGTCTTACGATGAGCAAAAAGCACAGCTTTCCACTTGCACGGGATACACGAGGTGGTCAGATGAATCGGCCTGATGTGTGTGATCTGGTTACAAAGGTTTATGCCAAGGATAACGAAGGTTACGAGACTGAAACGGAAGTTGTAAAGCAAGTGTTTTGCAACTGGTCGGAAGGTGTATCGCAGAATGAATACTATCTGAGTCATAAAGAGGGGTTTGAGGCTTCCGCAAGTGTCGAGATTGTTTCTTTTGATTATGACAAGCAGAAGATTGTTGACTTTCATGGTGTGCGTTACAACGTAATTAGAGCGTTTCAGCGCAGGCCTGATTATGTGACTCTGATTCTGGAAGAGGTGGTAAGATGAGTTGCGACGAAGCGATCAATGCCGCCTTTGGTGAAATTCTTCCGTTGTTTCCAAATGTGTACACAGGCGAGGAATTGACATATCTGGTTTATAACTATTATGTCATTCCTGAGGTGTATGCGTCTTCTGTGTCTCACGCATCACGCTATTCTATCCAGCTTCACTTGTATCTACCACACAAAGAGAACCCGAACGCTATTAAGCTGGCAATTATCAATGCTTGCATTGGTGGTGGCTTTACATATCCATCTATGACAAACGCAAGTGACAAAGACGGTCAGCATTATGTGTTTGAGTTCGAATACTGCAATGGTGGTGGTGTGTATGCCCAGACTTGACTTAAGTGGATTTGAAGAACTGGCTGCCGCCTTTGACAAGATTTCAAATGTGCCTGAAGATGTGCAGATGAAAGCCCTAACGGAAATGGAAGAAGTTGCGGCAGCAGAGATCAGAAAGAGCGGAGAAGCCTATGGGGTGCGTGATCCCGAATCACCTGTTCATGTCTTGGATTCGATCAAAGTAAATAAGCCGAAAAAGACTGATTCAGGTGGATATGCAGATGTCACATTCTCCGGCTCAAGAACCAGATCAGGAAAACAGGTTCGTCAAGCAGAAATAGCATTTATCAATGAATACGGTAAAAAGAACCAGCAAGCTCGTCCGTTTGTTGGTGAGGCAATGAACAAGAATGCCGAAGCAATAGCAAAAGCCGGAGCGGAGGTTATTCTTGACTGGACGGAAAATAACTTTTAAGAGGAGAATGCAATATGCCTCAGTTTGATCTTAGAGGAATTAAGGTTGCAAACTATGTGAATACTGCTGGCACGGTTACATATACGGGTGCGACAAGTGCCGGTGATGCCATGAACGTCAACATTGAACTGCGCTTTGCTGAAGGTCGGCTTTATGCTGAGTCCACGCTTGCAGAGTTCATGCGGAAATGCGTTGGTGGCACGATCAGCATCGGAGTGAAATATATTCCTGATGCGGTTCAGACCATGCTTTTCGGTGTGACTGCCAAGAGCAGAACCGTTGGTTCTAAGACCATCAGCAGCCTTGTTACCAGCGCAAAAGATACTCCCAATTATGTTGGAGTAGCGTTCTATGCACCGGATATGATTGACGGTGTGAAGAAATATACTGCCGTTAAGGTGGCAAAAGCCTTGTTTGGAAATCCTTCTATGACGCTTCAGACAGCCGGTGAGAACATCACGTTCAACACACCTACAACAAGCGGTGAGTTTCTTGCCGATAACAGCACGAATCAGGACATGATTGAAGTAGCAGTGTGCGATACCGAGGAAGATGCCATTGCTTGGGTAACTGCGGTGCTTGCCTGATGGATATTCGGCTTGAACAGATGCCGTTTGAGGTTGATGGCAAAACATATCAGTTGCGGTGCAACATGAATGTCCTTGCTGATGTTCAGGAACTGCATGACGGTGATTTTGTAGCATCACTTAAAGGCGGCTCGACAATGAAATCTGCGCTTGAGTTTTTGGCGGCAATGCTGAACGATTACGCAGATGAACAGGGATGGGAAGAGCGTTACACCGCACGGAAGCTTGGAAGAAAGTTTAAGCTTGCCGATCTTCCAATTGATAAAATCATGGCTCTTGTGGTTCGTTCGATCACTCCTGACGGAACAGAAGAGATTGAAGCATCGGGAAACTGACTGAACGGGAGGAGTCAAATTCAATCGACTTCTCCCGTTATCTTTCTTTATGGCTCTTTCAGTTTCATCTGCCTGAACGTGATTTCTGGAAAACAATGAATCCGAGGAGGCTTCACGCTTTGCTGAATTCATGGTTCAGGCCACCAGAGCGGAAACAGATGAGCTTATCAGAATACCTCACATCTGGGGGTTAATCATATGGCAACAAGGACAGTTAAAGCTCGTGTAGAGCTTGACGGGGAAAAACAATATAAACAGGCATTATCAGAGCTTAACCAGGGGAACAAGGTTCTTGCTTCTGAGATGCGAAAGCTTCAGGCTGAGTATAAAGGCAACACAGAGAGCACCGAATATCTGACAAAAGCCGGTGATTTGCTACAGAGGCAACTGCAACAGCAACAGGATAAAGTTGCGAAGCTACGGGAAGCTCTTCAAGCGTCTGCTGAGAAATACGGTGAGGCAGATAAGCGTACACAGGATTGGGTTGTAAAGCTCAATAACGCTGAAGCGGCTGAGTTTGATCTGCAACACGCTATCGAAGAGAACAACAACGCTTTAAATGGTCAGAATCAGGAAATGGCTGGCCTTGGCGACACGGTTGATCAGCTTGCATCAAAGCTTGGTATTAATATTCCTCAGGGTGCTAAGGATGCGCTTAACGGAATGCAAGGGTTATCTGCCGGAACCGTTGCGGCTATGGCTGCGGCAGCTGGTGCAATTGCAGCTATTGTTTCAGTTGTTAAGGAACTTGGTCAAACAACATTAGAGGTTGCTTCACATGTTGATAATTATATTACTCAAAGCGCAATTACTGGAGTTCCTACATCTATGCTACAAGCATGGGATTATGCTGCGCCTTTGATTGATGTTGATGCTGAAACAATTAAAGGTTCAATGACAAAGATTACAAGGGCACTTGGTGATGCTGGGGAAGGGAATGAAGCGGCAATAGCATCTTTTGATGCTCTTGGCGTTAGTATTCATGATGATGTTACAGGAGAATTAAGATCAGCTGAAGATGTCTTTTATGATGTCATTGATGCGCTTGGAGGCATAGAGAATCAGACACAGCGAGATGCACTTGCTATGGATTTGATGGGGAAGAGCGCACAAGATTTAAATCCGCTGATTAATCAAGGCAGTGATGCTTTAAAAGAAATGGCTGATAAGGCTGAGAACGCTGGTTATATTCTTGATGAATATCAAATCAAACGTCTTGGTGAAGTAGACGACGCATATCAAAAATTACAATTGCAGATTGATGCAAACAAGAAACAGCTTGCAGCAGATTTCGCACCAGCGGCAAAAGAGGCAATGGAATTGTTTTCTGATGTCGTTAAAAAAGCAGGCGAGATGCTTGAAAGGTCAGGCTTAATTGAAAATTTAGCAAATATTATTGAAAGCCTAATTAGCATTGTTCGTACTGCTGGCGAAATTATTACAGGTCTGCCAGGTTTTACAACTGCACTTGATGGATTAAGAGTTGCGTTAAACGCTGTGGCTTTGGTTTGTGCTACGATTGCAGACGCTGCTAATATTATCGGTGGCATTCTTAGCCTTGATTTTAATCAGGTAAAAACTGGACTTGGTTGGAATATAAATAACGGTGAACTGTCAAATATACAGAGAACTTTAGGATATGGTGATACTAGTGGTCAGTGGTATAACCAAGCTACAGGAATGTGGGAGGGAAATTATGGTCATAACGCAAGCGGTAACGAGAACTGGCGTGGTGGATTAACATGGGTTGGTGAAACAGGGCCAGAGTTGATATCTCTCCCACGGGGAAGTTCAGTATATTCCAATCAAGCAAGTAAAGAGTTTGGTGGAGACACATTTTATATCACAATTGATGCAAAGAGTGTCAAAGAATTTAATGACATTGTGGAAATGGCAAAAACAGCAAGAATCCGAGATAGAATGAGGTGATTGGATGGCAACGAATACTACAAGTTTAAACGTTATTAAATGGGCGTACATTGATCAGACGAATCCAGACACTCATTATAATGTAGATCCAAGTGCCACATATCAGCTCAGTGATCAGACGAATAAGAACAAGATGCTTTTGTATGGTCTTGAATCAGTTCCAACCGAATTAAGACGTTACAGAATACTTGGGGTTGAAGTTTCTGTAAATCCTGTCGGTTTTGATTATGCTTATTTTTCTTCATTATTCGGTGGTTTTGATTCTTCAACTATAACATGGAACAGCGGCAAGCCGGAAATGGGTTCCAGTTATCTGATGGCAAGCAGATCAAGTGGTCAAGCTGATGCAGTTCGAAGCGAAGAAGCAAGAGCGTGGCTTGATCCAACCGTAAATATGACGCTTATGCAGCAGATCATACAAAACGGTGGCTTTGTTTGTCGGGGTAATGCGGCAGGTTATTCAATCAGACCTGCACTAAGTAACGGAAGAACCAATGCGGTTAAGGTAACATATGATACTGAGGCTGTTTTGCACGGTTGCCCTGTGATAGTAGACGCACCAACTGGAACTGTTGACCCACGAAAAGCGATTACTTTCAGCTGGAAACTTCAGAAACACGCTTCAAATTGGTATTGTATGGATGAAACTTTCATACAGACATCAGCGAAGTTTTACTGGAAATTTTCAGATGATGAAAATTGGACGGTTATAAACTTGACCGATCAAATGAGTGTAACAATTCCAGCCAATACGCTTCCAACAGCAAAAACAGTTCAGTGGTATGTGGAAACAACAGATGAAGATGGGGTTACAGATAGACTTTACATTCAGTCATTTCAAACTCCAATAAATATTATTTACTTTAAAACAAGACCAAGCGGGACTGAAGTAGATATACGTTATCCGATTGTGTTTTCGTGGGTTTTGAGTAGCGTGATCGGAAATTATGATCAGCAGTCAGCAACATTGTATTGGAGAAAGTCTGTTGATGATTCGTGGACAGCAATTACAACAGGATCACAGCAGACAATAGTTGTACCAGCTCTGACATTTCCAACTTATGCAACAATAACATGGTATTTGGAAGCAACAGACACAGGTGGACACACTGCTGTTTATAATCAATCTCAGTTTTCTACGCCAACCGTTGTTATTGAACCGTATACTTTTCCGGATGGAAGCGATATCAGCACAAAAGTTGCTCATAGTTTTGAGTGGCGTTATACAAATTCAAAATATACTGATTACACACAGGATTCAGCTGAATTCTATTGGCAGAAAGTTCCGTCAGAAACATGGAACAAGATTGATGTATCTGGGAATATAAAGACATTATCTATACCTGCTAACACATTCCCAACAAGCTCAAAAATCCGTTGGTATATTTCTGGCACAGATGTCGGAGGAACAACAACAAGAACATCGTTAAAAGAATTTGAAACAGTCACGACAAAAATCACACCGCAGAATTGCCCAACAAGTGGTTATTATGATCCAAGAAATGAAATAGTTTTTAGTTGGTATTATTCTAGTCTTATTGGAGAGTATACACAACGGAGTGCGGTTCTGTATTGGCGTGAGGTTGGTGATGATGTTTGGAATGAAATCCCGGTATCTGGTAATGTACAAACAATAACTATACCAGCAAATACTTTTCCTGTCGCCTCTAATATACAGTGGTATCTTGCAGGTACTGATACCGGTGGAACAACTACCACAACAGAGCAATTTACTTTTTCTACAACTGCGTCAACTGCATATGCAGTCTGTATATCTCCTGTTGGTCAAGTTGAAGATGGTACTAAGCAAATCGTTTTTTCATGGATAGTAAAAAATGATGATGGAAGTTTGCCACTTCGGACTGTCATTGAATGGAAATATGATACAGAATCACAGCTTGAGTGGAAAACACTGCTTGATACTGTGGATACTAGCACGGAATTTGTTGCACAGGCTGAAACTTTTCATGCAGGCGCTATTGAGTGGAGAGTAAGTGCTTATAACAGGGATCTGATACAAGGGCCAACAAATGTAGCCTCTTTCGTGTGTTTACATTCTCCTGAAGCTCCTGCCGGCCTTGCTGCTACGCCAGTTCCACGTACACTTGTGCGCTGGCAGTCATCTGGTCAAGAAGCATATGAAGTTATGATTGATGGTGCTGTTGTTGCAAAAGCGTATGGGCCAAGCGTTTACAGTTATCAGCAGAATGAACCGCTTGAAGATGGAGAACATACGATTTCCGTTAGGGTTCAGGGCCAATATGGTTTATGGTCGAATTACTCTGAGACAACAATTCTTGTTCACAATGTTCCAGGAGCATCAATTTCGCTGTCAGGTGTGTTTGATATTGATACTCAACTTGTTTGGTCTGTAAACAGTCAAGATCAGAATTCAACCATGAATGTTTACAGGGACGGCAAATGGATCGCTACGCTGATTGATTCATTTACTTTTGCAGACAGGTTTGCTGTTGGTACGCATAGCTATTATGTTGAGCTTTGGGAGTCGAGCGGTAATTATACAAGATCAAATACCATCGACGGAACGATTGAAGTAAAAGAAACAGTTATTGCAGATATTGCCGGTAGTAATTGGATGAATATTAATCTTACAGAAACATCTAATTACAAAGGAAATTATACATGGCAGAAAGAATTTGCAATCAGGAATGTTCTTGGTAGTGAGTATCCGATTATTGAGGTTGGAAAGAATATTTCTATGATTGGAAATTTTGCCTGTGCGTTTTCTGATAATGAAAGTGCATTACAGTTTGAGAAATTCAGAGGAAAGCACGTAATAATAAAGACTCACGGGAACAACATTATTTCTGGTGTTATTGTGAATATGAATAAGCAGGTTTTACAGTTCTATACTAATTATTCATTCACATTACAACAAACGAGCTTGGAGGACTTTATTTCAAATGAAACGTGAATTAGACTTCAAGTATACGGTCTTACGAAATGGTGCTGATTTCTGTACAATAGAACCTGTGTCTGATGCTATGCCGACAATCACGATGATTGACAGTGGTGAAATCAAGATGACAATGATGGGAACATTCTATGAGCCAATTGAAGCGGTTGATTGGCTCATAGATGAAATAAGACCTGAAATAATTGTCAATGGCGTTTCATATTCTCTTGGTATTTATCTTCCGGGTACTATTCAGTATTCTGAGAACAATACATCAAAAACCGTCAGTATAGAGGCTTATGATAGATGTTGGAGAGTTAAAACACGATGCGCAGAGTCTTTGAGATATTTTTCTCAAGGGCTTAATTATTTGAATGTGGTTGTAAGTTTGCTAACTGATGCTGGAATCACGAGTGTTGCAAAGGTTAATACAAATCACACATTAACAGAAGATCGTGAAGATTGGAATATAGGAACATCAAATTTGAGTATTGTTAATGAACTCCTTGCTGAAATCAATTATAAGCAATTATGGTTTGATGAAAATGGTGCAGCAAGATTGGAACCGGCAGCGCAAACAACATCTGATAATATTCAGCATATGCTGGATGATACAACAATAAAGAGTTTGATGCTTCCAGGAATAACAAAATCAACAGACATATATTCTGCTCCGAATGTTTTTTTGTGCGTGTGTTCAAATGCAGATAAGAGTGGCCCAATGGCGGCAATAGCTGAAAATACGAATCCACAGAGTCCGTTGAGTGTCGCAAGAAGGAAAAGAAGAATCACGCAGGTGGTCAATGTAAACAATATCGCATCTCAGGATGAGTTACAGTCATTCGCAAACAGACTCGTAACGAGCAGTATGTTGAGAGGAGAAACGATCAACGTGGAAACGTGTCTGCTTCCAGGCTTTGGAGTCGATGACGTTGTAGGGCTTAAATATGGTGACTATATGGTTATTTGTGTTGAAAAATCTTGGACAATGAATCTTGGGATTGGTGGCACAATGCAGCACACGCTTGAAAGGGTTATTATCAATGCTGAATGATTACTTAATTGATCGAGATATTAAGAGTCTGGACACACAAGAAAGATTTATCCTTGCGGTAGTGTATTCAGTTAATCAGTCTGAAACCGCAGTAACGCTTTTGTTTGACGGTGCAGATACTCCGACACAAAAATATTACAAGGTATTGACTGGTGCATGGCCTTTGCAATCTGATGACAGGGTTGTAGTGCTTAAAATGTCTGGGACATATGTTGTTGTTGGTAAAATAGGTGGTAGACCAGATATTCCAACACCTTCATTTATAGCAGAACCAAATACAGTTTTTGCTGGCCCAGCAACCGGATCAGCTTCAGCAGAAGCCACATTTAGAGTGTTGACGCAAGACGATATTCCGGGTGGTGGTGGTATGGAAACTGTTGTTGTAAGTGATGTATTTACTCCCGTCACTAATATTGACGCTGAATCAAAAATTGCTATATGTGGGAAATACGGTCATTTGTTGCTGTCTGTCATATATAAGAAAAATATTACAAAAGAAGCAAATAGTTCAAATCTATACAAAATTGGTACTGTTTCTTCGGATTATTGTCCATCTACAAGAATTACAAAAAATGTGTCGTATACATATTTTAAGAATTCTACATCAGGCACTGATCAGCTATATACAGTAAACAGCTGTAATATCATTATTAATGAAGACGGGATCGTATATGTTGATGTTGTCCCATCATATTCCTCATCAAATCCAAATCCAAGGGATAAATATGTATATGATGTCGGCTATTTATTGCCATAATATATTAGTACAAAGGAGTGAAATGCATTGGTAATTAGCACAATCCCAGCATCAAACTGCACACCTCAGACCATTGTGATCGGGAGGCGTGGGACCTATGACACCATGCAGATTGTATTTGATCTGAACTATCTGATCGATACATACGGCAATGGTGTTGCTGTTCTTGCCGTCAAACGGTCGCAGGATGAGAGTGCATATCCGGCTGTTGTGACTCGGGAAGATGCGGCTTTGACATGGACTGTGAGCGAAACGGATACAGCTTACGTCGGTTCCGGTGAGTGCCAGCTGATGTGGTATGTAAATGGTGGGCTTGCTAAGACGATCATTTATCCAATGGTTGTTATGCGTGACATCTTGCAGACCGCAGAAGAGCCACCTGATGGTTATCAAGGCTGGGTTGATGATTTACTCACGCTTGGAGCAGAAACGCTTCAGAACGCACAGAACGCCGCACAGAGTGCATCTGATGCGGATCAGAGTGCCAGTGATGCGGAAATAGCGCAGGGAAAAGCAGAAGACGCACAGGAAGCCGCAGAGGAAGCACAGAGAAGGGCAGAGGAAGCCGCCGAGTTGTTTATCAATCCGACAGCATCCGCAACCACTCTTGAGCCGGGAAGTCAGGCAACAGCGAACTATAACAATGGGCATTTTACTTTTGGTATTCCGAAAGGTGATAAGGGTGACAAGCTCACTTATGCGGATCTGACTGCTGCGGATAAAGCTGATCTTGTCCAGGGGCCGATTCGGGAAGCTCAGACAGCAGGAGTTAATGCTGTTAATACTGCCGGAAACACTCAGACAAACAGAGTGAATACAGCTGGTCAGACTCAGGTTGGTAACGTCAATCAGGCTGGAACAACACAAGTCGGAAACGTCACAAGCGAAGGTACTACTCAGGTCGGTAGAGTACAAGCCAAAGGTGATGAAGTCCTTGATTCTATCCCTTCTGACTACTCTGATTTGTCCGCAGAGGTTGATGATTTAAGTCGCCAATTAAGTGACGAAACCACCGGCCTCAATTCCAAAGCTCCGGTGATTCTTGAGACAGCTTCCGGTGCAATCGCCAGCTTCGATGACGGAGCGGACGGGATGCCCGTGAAGAAGCTGGTGGCGCAGATCGAGCCTGTGCAGGATTTGCACGGGTATGCGAATCCGTGGCCTGTGGGGGGCGGGGTTAATAAGCTTGCGCCATCTGCCGCAGAAACGAAGACTAACAATGGTGTGACTATTGTATCTGATGGAAACGGGAAATATACAATTTCCGGGACTGCAACAGGCGGCAGTGCAAATATAACTTTTGTGCTTGATGTGCCATACACAATTGCATCAGGTGATTACATGCATTTCCTTAATAGTATGGCAGAAGCAGCCGCTGTTTTGACCTTGCAAGATTCAAACGGGAATAGTTTATCTGCACCATCATTAACACCAGTAAACAGAAAATTAAATCTTTCTGACTTTGCGGGGGAACAACTGGGAAGTATCCGGTTTTATATTGCAAACGGAAAATCCTTTAACGGAACTGTTCAGCCGATGATTATTTCAGGGTCTGCGGACACAAGTTTCCAACCCTATTCCAACGAATGCCCCATCAGCGGTCACACGGGAGCGGAGATTGAGCAGACGGGGAAGAATCTGTTGCTGAATGAACTGGTAACAAAAACGGTAAACGGGACAACCTTCACAGTAAATTCAGATGGCAGTGTGACTATCAGCGGAACACCTACAGCGCAGACACGTGTAGGAATCAAGACC